CCGATCCGACTTCCAACGGATATTGGATATGATCCGTGAAAAGTTCCCGCAAGGAACTCCGGAAAGCCAGAAGGATTGGCCACCACCGTCTCCGCCAACGCCGCCATCGGGTTCGAATATTCTTCAATTCCGACCGAAGAAACCACCCGAGAAACCGGAATAAGCGATGCGCCCTGAAGATCAATTACCGAGAGGCTGGATCGATCCCAATCATCCAACATCGCTCCCTCGGGGCTGGATCGATCCTCAAGCTCCAGGGGTACCTCCTTTTTTCAGGGCGACCCAGCCGAATGTCATTGATCAAGCCACGACGATGCCGAAACGCCCCACTGTGACCCATCCGGCATTGGGTGATCCCCTGATGGCTTCCCAGCGGACACAACCCTTTCAAGGACAAGCTGGTAATATTCTGGACCCCAATAGCGTTATTGGACAGATGGGCACGGTGGGAAATCAGATCCTGAGCGGCTTTGGTTTCTCTCCGTGGGGACCGCAAGATCCGAATGCCTATCAAACCCAGAATGCACGAACGATCAACCCGACAGCGGTACCCCAATATCAAACGATTTTGAAACAGAGTGAAGCGGAATCGCCCTTTGTGAATGTGACCCGACCGGGAGGGGGTTTCTATAGTAAAGCGGAACAAGCTCTTCAGGGTATGAAGCAGGACGTGATGCCGGGAGATCAGTTCTTAAAATATCTGAAGGCCCAAGGGGTGAAGGATGAGGAGTTGAAGTGGACCGGGCTTTTGGATTTGGCCAATCAACCGAAAGTCCAGAAGACGGAAGCCATCAACCGTTTCCAGTCGGCTCCGCAGATGCTTGAAAAGGTGTTGGGTGGGGAGAACCTGCAGATGCTTCGGGATAACATCACGATGGCGCACCAAAACTTGCGGCAATTTTATGAAGCCCATCCCCACATGAGTGATTGGGCTCCGGAACATTATCAGGAATCGGAGCGGTTGAATCAGGAGATCCTCGATGCGGAACACCGTTGGATGGATGCCCGGAACCGACAGCCGGAATACCAGCAATATGTGCTTCCGGGCTATCGGGAGAATGATCAAGAGATCCTGATGAAGTTGAATCGCCCACTCGGATCGTTGGAGGAGACGTTTCATCCTCCGCATTATGGCAGTGAACCCAATTTGGTAACCCATACCCGGTTCAATGATCGGTATCTGCCAGCGGGTGAAAAAGCAACCCACATGGAGGAGGGTCAAAGCGATTGGTACAATACGGCTAAAAAATACGGTATCCGGGGTGGGCCTTTTGAGTTTCCAGAATTGACGGATGCGTGGAAAGCGAATTACCGGGATATGAATGATATGCCCCCGAATTGGAATCCCGAACGCCCATGGATGGTCTTCGACCGAGAGGCCAATCAATACCATGATTTCCCCACACAACGAGAAGCCCGTCAGTTTGAATATGGGGAGTTGGAGACAGATCCAAATGCGGCTCTGCGGGCTGCGGAAAATCGGGCCACCATCTATCCCCCGAACTATTGGTCCGAAGAGCCGCATACATGGGAAGAACTCCATCAACGTCAGTTCGATCGGGCGCGGAATGCGGCTCAAGGCAATCAAGTGCCGGATGCCCCCTTTATTCGAGGCGGATGGAGTGAATTGAATGCGAAACGGGCTCTCTGGAAGGCCGCGACTGATCCGGAAAGCCAATATCTGACGTGGACGACGGGAGAACAGCAAGCGAAGCGGTGGCCGACGGTCCCTCCGGAAGAAAATATGCGGAAACGGCAAGCCTATGACGTGATTTTGCGCCATCACATCGAGAATTGGTCGAAACAGAAGGCGACCCAGATTAATTTGGGAGGTCATACGGAGCCGCAGATGGTGTGGTCCATTAAAATGACGCCGGAATTGCGAGCGAAGATCCTGAAAACGGGCTTTCCGCTGTTTTCCACCCTGGGTGCCGCCTATGGACTCCAGAGAATGACCGCTCCAGCTCCGGAACCTCCTCCGGGCCAACAGCAATAATGGCAGCGGTACCGCCCCCAACGGAATTTCGTATTGGCGGGAATACCCGGCTCCATCAAGCGACCCAAGATGCGTATGATGGGGACCGGAGAGGGCTGGTCTGGCTCTTTGAACCCCCGCAACCCCGAGAACAGTATGTGATGGGGATTGATGCGGCCCAAGGGCGGACGGGTTGGAACCGTTATTCGCGTTGGGATGATGATGCAGAGATTGATAATGGAGCGATTGAAGTGATCCGCATCGGTAAAGGCCAGATTGGGGATCCAAACTACAAGCCCGATACGCAAGTGGCGGAGTATGCGGCTCCAATTGATCCCTACGATCTAGCGAAAGTGGCGAATGCGCTGGGTCGTCTTTATGGGGGAAACGATGAAGATGGTCAAGCTCTGGCGATCATCGAAGTCTACCCCGGCCCCGGTGGGCCGACCCAGCGTCAACTGATGGAGGTCTATGGTTACACGCGCATGTACCAGTGGCAGTACCTGGACACCGGTGAAAAAGTCAATTCATCTTTTCCCTTTGGATGGTACTCGACCAAGCAATCAATGCAGCATTTGTGGACAAAAGGTCTCCGGTATATCCATCGGAAACAGCTTGTCTTTAAAAGTCCAGACCTTGTGGAGGAATTTGCGGACTGCGAGATTGATACCTTAAAGATGCGGGGGAGAGCCGAGCATGGGCACGATGATCGGGTGATGGCGTGTCTTTTAGCCATCTGGGCGGCGCATAACTGGACATTCTCCGTCGACCCGGTGCAGTCCCATATCGTGACGGGACCTCCCGTGGAATGGCAAGCGACGGATATGAGTAGTGAGCGTTTACAGGAAGCGTATGACGAACGCTGGGAAGAATTGTGTCGTGAAGTGGATCAATCCCATGCATAATCCCGCCATGAGTGAAATGGATGATTTGCATCGCAAATTGGATGAGTTGGTTGAAGCCCGGATGCCGTTCCGGAATGGAGAGAAGGTCTTTGTTTTTGGAGAAGAGGATCGTCAGCGTTTGGAGCGTGCCTTTGGCATGAACTTTCAAGATGCGGAAGACATGATCCAACAAATGCTTCGTCTCTCCAGCTTGAATGTGGGTGGTATCTATGTCCAACTCACGCCCAACCTGATTGAACGCTTGAAATCGCGAGCCTTTTCGATGGATTTCGATAAGTTTGTTTCGATGATTGTCCGGAGATCTTTAGAAGCGCATGTGGGGTTACGGTAGTGGCTGTCGATGTGGGGACAACGATGTACGGATATAAGCGTGGCGGTATGGTGAAAAAGACGGGAAAAGCCTTGATCCATAAAGGTGAGCGTGTTCTGACGAAGAAGCAAGCCAAAGGCTACAAGAAGTGACCATGGATGGGAACATTGAGACCGTAGGTCGATATGGAGCAGGAGCGCAATGAGTGTCTATGTCGATCTCCAGTGTGATCGATGTGGACAGTTCTTCGTGGACCAATGGTCGGATCGGGTTGGCGAAACCCATGAGGACTGTGGAGGTCACTTGGAGCGTATCTGGACCTTTACCAAAGGACCTGATCCTGGTACCCACTCCTCGGAAAAAGTGGTTGTCTTTGAATCCCCACAAGAAGGCGGCAAGATCCAGTTTCCGGGGCGTAATGATGCGCCCGTACCCGAACGCCTGAGACAACGGGGATACGTTCGTCGAGAACTGAATGTGAAAGATCTTGCCGCCTTTGAAAAACGCCATAACGTCCTCAATGAGCGCCGACACTTCAATAAGGGCAATGGCCTTTAATGCCGGAAGAGCGTGTACCACCCAACATTGAAACCTACGGCTACCGGGTGCTCGGCTGGTTGAAGGAAGCCGCTGAAGAATCCGATGACTTTCTTCGCGGTCAGATGGGCTACAAGAACTGTGAAGATGCCATCAACCAAGTAATGGGCCAGCCCCAGGATCTCCGCTCCGCCACCCTGTCGTCGACCGAATGTAACCAGTTCGCGAAGACGTTCTTCGATATGACGGCGGGTCTCACCGATGTGAAGCCCTTCTGGGAATACCGAACGTACAACAAGCGGTTTGAAGCGGCGTGTTCCATTGATGGGAAACTCTCGCAGCACTGTTGGATTGAACGCCAGATGGATCTCCAGTTCATGTATGGTGTCGGCTATGCGCTCACCTGTGGGTCCACCTATCTGGAACCCTATTGGGATACCAAGATTGAAGACTTCCGGGCGGAAGCGTGGGACCCCCGTGATGTGCTTCCGATACGTCCGACGTCTTCCCCATCGATCCAAGACTGCTACGGGTTGATCTCGAAGAAGGCCCGAACGACGAACCATGTGCGTTATCTCGCGAAATATGTCTATAACCGGCCAGATTTGGTGCCTTACATCATGCCGGATAAAGATGGGACAGCGGCGGGGGCGTCGCTTCGCAATACCCGTGTCGGTCAGCTCCTCCAGCGGATGGGGTCGTCTCCATTCCGCCAGCGCCTTTTCGGCGAGGCGGCGATTCGGGATATCCCACGGATGCCAACGACGGATATCCAGACGGCTTATATCGATGATGAGACCGAGAACGAGTCCGCGACTCCGGTCTATATGGGGAACTTCAACGCCAATAAAGAACCGTTGAACAATTGGTCGTACGTGGTCCAGAAAGGCCAGCGCCTGTATCCCCGGAAGCGGATGATCGTCTATGTGAACGGGTTGCCGGAACCGCTCTACGACGGTCCATCCCCGTGGTGGCATGGTTTATACCCCTATCCCAAGCTCACCTTGGACCCGGTCCCGTGGTCCTTTTTGGGTAAGGCTCCCATGTGGGATCTCTTATCCTTGAACAAAGCCTTAAACAAGCTCTTACGGGTGTATGACGATTGGGCGGAGCGTTTGGCACGCCCGGACATTCTTGCGGACAAGAATGTCATCTCGGAGCATACGGTGAATAAGCTGGATACCCGGCGAGCCGGGAAGAAGATCCGGATCAACCCCTCATCGGGAAGAGGATTGGAGATTAAAGGGCCGGATCCGTTACCGGCAGATTTCTGGAAAGGGATTGAGTATTACGAGACGAAGATCAAGGAGCTATCGGGGTCGCAGGATATCTCCAATATGATGAAGCTCAATCAAATCCCGAGTGCGGACAGTATTGAGCAGATCCTCGAATCGATGTCCCTCTCCTGGCGCATGCGTTCGAGAGTGATTGAAGTTTTCATCCGTGAGTTTGCTCTGATGATGGCGTACAACTTCGCGCAATTCTATACGCTCCCGAGACGCCTAACCATCTTGGGCGGGGATGGGGTGACGCGGGAAGATTTCGATTTCGATCCCGGTTCGCTCATCCCCGACTTTGTCGATCCCGAAGATTACGATGATCTCGGCTTTCTTAAAAGAGAGTCCGTTCTACGGGGTCCATTGCCCCGATATGATCGAGCGAAAAACTTCCTGAGACAGTTTAGTTTTCATATTGCACCGGGTTCTTTACTTGCTGCTTCCGAAATTCAACGAAAACTGTTATATCTTCAACTTTCACGAGCGGGTCTGGTGGATCATTGGACCTTGCTCGATGTCCTGGGGGTGGCGAATGTAGGCACGCCACCTCCGGGAGCCAATACCATTACCGACCGCTTGATGCTGGAACACCAGATGGGTATGGGCATGCAGGTGAATCCTGCAGGACGTAAAGCCTCCGGACAGACGATGCCCCGTATGGTGACGAAGGAGAGCTAAATGAGCATGGAACCGACCCCTCCCGGTGATCTTGGTCCTCCGGGGGATGTGATTACGATTCTTCCCGCCAACCCTTTTGGAGAACGTACCGTTTTGGATGATTGGGCCGTCGATATTGGGATCAATCCTCTGGCATCGACAACGGTCACGGTGGGTACGCAGTTGGTT